TTTGAATATACTCCAAAATTTGTAGTATCAGTTTATTAGGATAAAATAAGTAACTTTGACTAAATTGTACATATATGGGACTACTTGACTTCTTTAGTAAAAAGAAAGTAAACACTTTATTTCCGAATATTCCACTAGGCGCACAGGTAGCAATTCAGCAAGGGATTGTAACGTGGCAAGGACAAAATGCTCAACAATATGTTAGAGACGGATATCAGTCAAACGATATAGTTTATTCAATCATTAAACTAATTACCGATAAGGCTAAACTTGCTCCATTCCACGTTTACAAGATTGTTGACCAAACGGCTGCAAAGCGTTATAAGTCATTAATGAAACAACCTGATAAAATTGAGAACTGGAACGAAGTAAAACAATTACACAAAAAAGCATTTGAATTATATGATGGGGACGCACGATTAAACGAGTTACTTAAATATCCAAACGGTGAGGACACTTGGGCTGATTTAGTAGAACAATGGTGCGGCTTTAAACTAATCACAGGTAATTCCTTTATTTATGCTAAAATGATTGAAGGGGGCGCTAATGATGGCAAACCTTTTGAACTATTTGCTTTGCCGGCTCAATATATGGCTATCGTTGCTAATATCGAAGTGTTCCCACCTGTAAGGGTTGGTTACCAACTTTACTACGGTAAAATGTGGACTTTTGATACTAAAGAGATTGTACACGATAAATATTTCAATCCTTATTGGACTGTAACCGGCAATGAATTGTACGGTCAATCTCCTTTAATGGCAGCTGCTAGAACTTTGACAAGAAGCAACGAAGCTAAAACGGCAGCGGTTGCTTCATTCCAAAATGGAGGCCCAGCCGGAGTATTATTTATGAATGACGATAGGTTTGATCCTACAAGTGGAACGCAACAGGCTCAAGCATTAAAGAAATCAATCAGCGAGAAAGGTGGTGCAAGTAACTTTAATTCTATTGCAGTATCAGGCTATAAAGTTGACTGGAAACAAATCGGCTTATCTCCTGTTGAATTAAACATTATTGAGAGTGAGAAATGGGATATGAAATCACTTTGTAATATTTACGGAGTGCCTAGTCAATTATTAAATGACGCTGATAATAAAACTTATAATAACCAAAGAGAAGGCGAAAAGGCTTTAACCTTACGTTGTGCTATTCCTTTGTTAGACGCTATTGCTGAACAGTTAAATAGAAAATTACATAGCGATTGGGGTTATCGTGGTACTAACGTTTATGTAGGTTATGACATTCAAGTATATCAGGAATTAGAAGCTAATAAATCCGAGCAAGTGGCTTGGTTAAATGAAGCGTGGTGGATTTCTCCGGCACAAAAGATGGAGATAATGGGCATTAAAAATCCTGATTACATTCCACAGGAAGAGTTAGAAAAACTTTACGTTCCTAGTAGCTTACAACCAATAGACCAATTTCAACCGTTAACTATCACGGAGCCAACACCCCAAAAGCCATAAATAATGATTTGGCAAGATTATAGGAAACTATATATGAATGCGCTTGTTCAGTATTCCCCTAAATTCAAAAAGGAATTACAAAAACAGGTCGATACTTATTGCCGTACCCAAGACTATAACGCAATTAGCGATAAGGCGCTCAAAAAGACGATTAAACAGTTACACATAGCATTAGGTACCAAAATGGGACTGATAGCCGAAAAAGACGTTAAAAAGGGCGCTAAAGGGGTTTACGTTCCAATGGAAACCAAAAGTGCTAAAACTGATTTATTCGCTTATGTTATAATCAGGTATTTAGAAACTAAAGGTTTAGACCAATTAGCAGCCGATATAACCGATACAACAAAGGAACAAATTAGAAACTTCCTAATAAAAGGACAAGAACAAAATTTGACAATGCCGGAAATTATTGCATTGTTAAGGACTTCAGGGATAACAAATTATAGAGCCGAACTAATAGCTAGAACTGAAACGGCACGTTCAGCAAATATCGGTTCAATGGTGGGAGCAATGAGTACGGGTTTAGTAACGGTTAAAGAATGGATTGCAGCAAAAGATAATAGGACAAGACGAATACCTAGAGACGCAAACGACCATTTACATATGGACGGTATGCAATTACCAATAGATAAAAAGTTTGTAGTACCGGCAAAAACTTACATTGACAATATGTTACAACCAGGCGATAGCACGGCACACGCAGGTAACGTTTGTAATTGTAGATGTACTTTAGGATATGAAGCCGTAAGGGGTAGTGACGGCAAATTAAAAAGATTATCCGATAATCCACCACTAGGGGACGCAGGTTTGATTTGGGAACTATTAACAAATTTTGCTGCTTATGAAATCGGACAATTATTAGCAGACGCATTAACATAATAAAAAAAATAATAACTTTGTTCAAATGAGTACAATGCAATTAAAAAATACACTTGTTGAAAAGCAAGATATAGGCTATAACATTATGGACGTTGACAGTGAGCAACGTAGAGTAAAAGCCGTATGGGCAAGATGTGGCAATATTGATTTAGATAATGACATTATCGTCCCTGAAGCATTTACTAAAACATTAGCCGAAAGAGGCCCAGCCGGAAAGAATTTGATTTGGTCTTTAGTAGACCATTGCGCTGAAATGGACTATGTAATAGGTAAGCCGGAGCAATTATATGTAGAAGATGATATGTTAATAGCTATCACTCCAATAGTAGAAACTGAAAAAGGAGAAGATATTATTAAATTATATGAAGCAGGTTTAATCAATCAGCACTCAATCGGATTTAGTACAATTAAATCAAACGTAAACAAAGAGGGCATAAGAACAATTACTGAATTAAAAATGTACGAAGGTTCAGCCGTTCTTTGGGGTGCAAATCCTGAAACTCCAACATTAGGATTTAAAGGCGAAATGGAAATAAAGGATTAAAAACAAGAATTAAGCAATAGGCTCGAAAAGCTAATCAAAGCGTTCAAAGGTGGTAAATTCACTGATGAAATGTTTAGCTTAATAGAGATAGAAATAAAAAGGATACAAGGCGATTTAATGGAAATCGAAGTAATCAAAGAAATCACTCAACCCGAGCAATCAGTTGAGCCGGTGCAAGAAGAAAAGACCGAAAATAATGAGCAAATCCTAAAGGCAATCAATCAATTTAACAATCTATTTAAAAAGTAAAAAATGGAAAATTTAATCAATGAAATGGCTGAAAACGTAAAAGGCATTAAGTCTGACGTTTCTGCTCAAATCGAAGAAGTGAAAGCTTCGATCAAAGTGTTAGCGGACGAAACACAAAAGCAAATCGACGCACAAAACGTTGCACAAAAGAAAAGCGCAGCAAAACAAGTTAAGTTTATGGATGAGGCTATTATGGAAAAACTTGATGGCAATATGGACTTAATGGAAAAAGAAATGAAATCAGGCGGTAAATTCCGTTTAGATTTATCTGATGTTAAGTCTATGACTTTATCAGCTTCTTTAACTGGAGATGCTCAAGCTTCTTACGCTCCTAACGCTGCTATTTTACCAAGCCAAGCAGTAAACTTCCGTGACTTAATTCCAACAGTACGTTCAACAAGTGGTTTGTATGTTTTCTATAAGGAAACTTCTACAACTAACAATATCGCTGCACAAACTGAAGGTTCTAACAAAGGAGAAAACAGTTACGCATTAAGCGAAGTAAAAGTAGTTAACGATTATATCGCAGGTTTCTCTACTTTCTCGAAGCAAATGGCTAAATCTTTACCTTTCTTGAGTACAACTTTACCAAGAATGTTGACTAGAGATTTCTACAAAGCAGAGAACAGTGCATTTTATACAACTGTATCAGGTGCTGCAACAGGTTCAACAACTACTTCTGCAACTGTGGATTTAGAGCAATTAGTTGACTATATCGGAAACCAAAAGACTGCAAACTATGTAGCTTCTTTCGCAGTAGTTAGTCCAACTCAAATGGGTCGTTTATTGAAAGAAACAATCAACGCAGGTTACTACGCTGGTAGTGGTTCAGTTATCGTTAACCCTAACGGTGGTATCACTATTTGGGGAGTACCTGTAATCGCTGCTTCTTGGGTAGCTGATGACAAAGTATTAATCTTGGATAACAACTATTGTGAGCGTGTTGAAGTTGAAGGTTTAGCTATCGAGTTTTCTTATGAGAACGCTAGTAACTTCCAACAAAATATGGTTACTGCTCGTATTGAGTGTTACGAAGATGTAAACTTAATGCAACCAACTTCAGCTATCTTCGCTGACTTAGGTAACGTATAATTTTAAGTTTTACTTATAAAATTACCCTCACTAGAAATGGTGGGGGTTTTTTATTTATATTATTGTAAATTTGTAAAAAAGGATTATGTATAATTTCATTATAGATTACACCCAAGCCGATTTAGGCACAATTACGGAGCCTGTAACGGTTGCAGAAGCTAAACAATATTGTAGAGTTGACAATGATGTAGAAGATGATTTATTTGAGGAACTTATTACTCAATCAAGACAAGCCGTAGAGAAAGCTGCTAACATAAGTATAACACCTAAAACGGTAACATTGTGGTTTACTAATAGTGCCGGCAACTTTCAGTTACCATTCGGCCCAGTAACGGCATTTACAAGTTTAACGGACGCAAACGGAAACATATTAGGTACAAACGTTTACAATTTAGTAGGTGGTCAAAACCCTAACTTACAACGTCCTTTATGGGCTGATTTAAAGGCTATCTATACAACAGGAATGTCAACCGTTCCAAAAGAGATTAAGATTGCTATTTTAGATCAAATTAACTACGGTTACGAGAATAGAGGAATGGATGTTGACGATATGGGTATATGTGAGAAAACTTGGAGAGTGTGTCAAAGATGGACACGCACTTCGCCAATACTTTAATATGAGAATAGGACTTCATAAAGACAATTACGTTGACGCTAATTCTATGACTAGATTAGTGGACGTTTACGCTCCAACAAGAACAAGTGACGGCGAGGGTGGATTTACTACTAGCTTCACTTTAATTCAAACGGTATGGGGCGATTATAGGCCTCAGCCTCAAAATAGAGCCTTATTAGAGTCGCAATTATCTTTTACTAGGTATGCAAAGCTATTTATTAGATATGACCTTACAATAGGCGATAATTACGAATTAGAGGTAGAGGGGCAACGCTTTACTATCCACTCAATTAAAGATGTGGACAATGCACATAGATTTTGGGAAATTGAAATGTACGCTTAATGGCTGCAATTACAGTAGATATAAAAGGAATGAGTGAGGCTTTGGGTAAGTTCGATAAGTACAGTAAAAAAGTACAAACCGAAATTAAAGACGAGGTTAACGCTTCAGCTTTGGCTATACAATCCAATGCTAAAAAAATGGCTCCTGTAAACTTGGGTATGTTAAGGAACTCAATTTATTTAACAGGCGAAAGCAAAGGACAATTTGCATTTATGTATTCCGTTGGTGCCGGTGCTAAATATGCGCCTTATATAGAATTTGGAACAGGTGGTAAGGTTTCTATTCCTTCAGGGTATGAAAGTTACGCTTCAAGCTTTAAAACTAAAACAGGGGGTACATTTAAAGAGATGGTTAAGGCATTAACTATGTGGGTTGAAAGGAAAGGAATAGCAAGTGGCAAACAAAGTAAATCGGCTGCTTATATGATTGCTTTAAGCATATTAAGAAAGGGTTTAAGACCTCAACCGTTTTTAATACCAGCATTTGAGCAAGAGAAGCCAAAACTTAAATTAAGAATAGAAAAAATAATAAAAAATGCTTAACCCTAATATAGAGATAAAAAAATGGTTTGTTACCAATTTGGGAACGGCTACCGGATTGCCTGTTTATGATGGTATGGCTCCTGATAATAATTTATCGGAGTATATTGTTCTAGATGGCAGAACTTCAAGCCAAGAGCAAGGCAAATCAGGTTACACAAATACAAACGTAATCATAGTTGACATTATCACGAAAAATGCTAACTTTGGCTATAAACGTGCTGAAACAATATCCGATTTGATATTGACCGCGATAAATTCGGACACTATTATAACTTTGCCTAGTGGTTGGACTTCTAGCAGTTTGTTTGTAAATAGTATTCAAAATTTAGACGGTTTAAATCCTTTGGATAATGTATTTAGAACTTTAATAACATATAATTTAACAATAACACAAATTCAATAAAAATGGCAGAAACTAAAGTATCAGGTAGAGACTACCTATTATTCGCAGACATAGACGGCGATACAACATTTAAGCCGGTGGCTTGTCTAACTTCAAACTCAATTACTTCTTCATTGAACGTAATTGACGCAACTTCTAAATGTGGCGACCAATTCCAACCTGGGCCGGCTTACACACAATCAATCAAAGCTGATGGCTTTGCAATTGACCAAACAGGAACTCCTTCTAAAGACAGTTACAATCAATTGTATGCTGCATTTATTGCCGGTACAGTATTCGCAATTAAAATGGGAGAGGCTACACCAGTTGCAGGTAACGTAATTTATTCAGGCGATGTTTTCATTTCAGCATTTGACGTAAACGCAGCTGATAAGGAAGATGTTAAATTCAGTGCAACTTTCACAGTAGCAGTTCCACCGTTAACACAAACAGTAACAGCTTAATAAAAAACAACAACAACTATGTTCGAACTAAAACTAAACAACAAAACAATCCCTCTAAAGTGGGGTACTTGGGCAATGCGTGAATTTTGCGTAGCAAATAATATAGGTATAGACAAGTACTTTGAACTATTAGGGAAAACGCAATTTGATTTAGACCTCGTTGTAAAGATGATTTACATAGGGTACAAATCGGCCTGTGTTAGTAGCAAACAAGACGTAGAATATACGGAGAATGATGTTTGTGATTGGATTGATGAAATAGGTGGACTTTTTAATACTGAAGGGCAATTCATTGAGTTCGTTAAGTATATCATATCGACTACTGTAACGACTGTTCAGGGGACTGTCAAAGAAGAAAAAAAAAAGCCTAATAAAACTAAATTGGGATGATATTTTAGTTAAAGCCGCTGAATGCGATATAAGACCCAATGAGTTTTGGGAAATGACTTGGAAGGACTTTTCTATTATTGTAATGGGAAAGGAAAAGAAAGAGTTAAATGAATGGGCGAGGACTAGAAACCTCGCCTATATTATATATTTAAGTAACACTGCCGAAAAGTCCCCTAAATCATTGAGAGCATTTTGGCACATTCCGTCAATCGATGACGT